GGAGGGTAAATTCTGTACCCAGTCTGCCCTAAAGTCTCAGGTTTTGCCAAATTAAACTGTTGTAAACATAAATAACCGAAAGCGTCAAAAGCGTGATCAACACCAAGGTTTTTATTAGGTAATCCTGTATTCGGTGCATAAGTCAACGTCCTTAAAGACTTAATTAACTGCTTACATCTTGGGTGAATAAACGTCCTCCTACTACCACTCGCATCTAATAAAGCCGTATTAACAGCCGTAATCTTATCTCTTATCTTCCACGGTGCTTTCGGACTTGAAACATTAAAACCACTTCTTCTCAAAATACTATGATCAGTCGCACCAACGCCAGCAGTTTTCCTCGCTCCTCCTGTTGGGTCAGGACATGCTATTACTCTTCGATCCACCCCATATCTGCGAACGACTTCTTCTGCAAAGTCCCATGTGGTTGCCCCACCTGTGAGCATGACTTCGTCAAACACATACAAGTTCTCCCCATCTTTAACAGCACATATTCCTGACATTGGATCTACGTTAAAATCTACACCTAAAAGGATTGGCGAAACACTAATATCTTTCGCTTTTTCTGAAATATTCTCATCGCTAAAACTTATAGCCACTAATCCAGTTAAATTCTCGAAACTTGCTTCAAATTCTTGCTTAAATGTTCTCTCATCTAATTGCGCTCTAGCTGCTTCAACCTCTTCTTTCGGAACATTACCCCCCTCAATAGTCGTAAAACTCCATCTCTTCCACTCCTCTGTAGGATCACTCGCTACATAACACCACAAATCATAAAACCAACTCGCTGTCCCATCAGGCGTACTAATAAATAACGCCCAACCCTGTTTGTCAGCTAATGCAGGTCTAATTACTTCAAACCAGACCTCCGATCCCATAAATGCAGCTTCATCTAACACAACCCCCGATAAACTTCTTCCCCTCAATGCCATCGCATTCTCTGTTCCCTTTAACTCAATACTTGACCCATTAACAAGATCTAGTCTCAAATCTGTCTCATTTTTACTCGCTATCCATACCTTCGGAACCAGTTTCTTCAATGCTTTCCATGCAATATCCTTCGCCATCCGATATGTAGGCGCACAATAAAAAAATGTTTCCCCTGGCTTCGCAATAGCTCCCTTTAATAACTCAATACAACTTAAATAACTCTTTCCAAACCTTCTCCCAGCAACCAACACCCTAAACCTCTTATCGCAATTAAATACCTCCCCCTGCGCCCATCGCAGATTAATATTCGGCCCTTTTTGTGCGCTTTGTACTGTCATAACCTATTATTTTAAACATAATCCCTTCGATTTGTAATCGTGGCACGTAGTAATGATGAAATTAAAGACAACATCCTAAAAAGGCAGCAACAACTTTATCGCAGCCAAACAGAAGGTCTTCCTGCTAGAGCTTTGGTCATCGCTCATGCTAAAACTCATGGCATTACTGAACGTCATGCCTGGAATGACTGGGATCAAGTTAAACAATGGAATGATGAAGATTGGTCTAAAGATCGTGAAAATATGGTCGCTCGGATTCAATCAATGCGTCTACGTGCTATTGAAAAAGCTATGAGAAAAGGTCAACTCCAAACTGTCCAAACTCTACTAGCAGACCTCGGTAAAGTAGTAGGCGAAGCAGAAGAAGTCATCAACATTAAAGCCCCTGAACTCTCAATTAATATAGAAAAGAAAAAATCTTGATTTCCAATATATATTTAGGGTACCAGGCCGCTGATAAAAAATTTTAGGATCTGCCACCCCACCCCCTAGGCGAGAGCGCAAGGGGGAGAGTATCAGCGCAGCGGCTTAGATTATTAAGGGACTATTGGCAATAGTGACGAGGTACGCCAGCGGTCGGATGATCGCAGCGGGCCAAGGTGATCCGCTCTAGGCTATCGCTGAGAGTAAAGAATAGAGCAGCTCCAAATACAATTTGTGCTACTAGGTAGATAGTAAAACCCTTCATTTGTGAGTCCTGTAAACACCAGCTCCCACAATTCCGTAAGCGTTGCAAGCTCTTTTATGATCCTCAAACCTGATAAATAGATCCAACCACTCTTGAGTAATACCTTTTGGATTCTTAAAAAGATTTAGTTCTGACTTAGAAAACATTTTGTTGTTTGTGTAGATGCTTTAAGCATACCAAACATAAATCTACTTTGCAAGCTATTGGTTTAGATAATTTGATTTCATAACAATTTTAATACTCTAGGCTAATAATCTAGAAACCTTACCAATCTATGGTAAGATAAGATTACTTCAGCAGGATACAACAAAAAATTTTTTCAACACTTCCAAAACTTTCTCATCACAAAGCTTTTCAGAATAAACCCAATACTGAGGGACTGAAAAACACATACGAGAAAAAAGGAACCACAAACCACACAAACCACAAACCCAAAAGTCATGACCAGTCCAGTAAATTATTCTTTACCTTGTATCACTGTTACTTATTCAAATAGTAGCTACAAGGCAACACATAAAAGAGATCAGGATAGAACATTTAGAAAAACAAACCCGACTGATTTTAGTTTAAGTGAGTTTGACAATGCTAAAAAAGCAGCTCAAGACCTTATAGATAGTTGGGAGTTAGTCGGCAGCGGTGACGGTTGGGAGATCGTAGGAGCGGGACACGATGCCGATAAATGGTATTTCATAGCAAAAACATTTTAGGAGAATAAAAAAATGCCTGATAAATCCTACTGGAGAAAATACCAATATCAAAAAAAGAAAAATGAAATTTCCTACTACGTAGGAGAGTTAGAGAAACATCTAAATGTTTACCATTGGTTTTTCAATAGTGAGACTTGGCTAAAAACTATTGACGCAATGGAAGATTTAAAAAAGTTAGATGAATTAGAAAACTTTGGGAGTTTTTACCAATGAAATTAACTGAAAAGGAACTTGATTTAATGGCTGATGATTTATTGATTTGGCATGAGCATTTTTTAATTTTTGAAAAAAAAATTAAGTTACCTAAAAAAACAAGTTTTGAGCAAAAACTAAGAATATTTAATAGCGTTTATCAAACTTGCAAAGTGAGATAAGAGCAAAAACCAAACCACAAAAACCACAATTTAAAAAAATGAAAAACAAAAACCTTTTAAGTTTTCAAAAGGGAAACGCCAAATTAAATTCTGATACTTTGCTTTTTAGTATTCCAGCGGGTAAGACTTGCGCTATTGGAGCTGATAAGTGTTTGAGTATGGCAAAAGAAAAGGATGGAAAAAGAAGTATTCAGGACGGGCCAAACTGCGAGTATCGCTGTTTTGCTGCGAGTCAAGAAGTTTTATTCCCTTCAGTTTTTGAGAGTAGAAAAAAGAATCTAGAATTATTAATGGAAAGTTTAAAAGGTGAAAAAGGTTATTTTAAAACTTATGATTTAATAAATGATTCATTACAAGCACATTTACCACGAACTGGAAGAATTAAAAAAGTACGCATACACGTTTCAGGAGACTACTTTTCAGCGGTTTATTTACGTGCTTGGCTGGCAGTAGCAAGGTTAAATCCTCAATTAAAATTTTATTCTTATAGTAAAAGTTTAAGCTTATTTGGTACTAATTTATCATTGCCTGATAATTTTTATCTTACTGCCTCAGTTGGTGGAAAATTAGACCATTTAATACATAAAGGATATTTTAAAAGGTATGCAATAGTTGTAAATAATGAAGATGAAGCTAGAGCATTGGGAATGCTTCATATTGGCAAACCTTACCCAGTAGACCACGATGACTCACACTGTTTTATTAAAGACCAACCTTTTGCTTTATTAGTTCACGGAGTCCAGCCAAAAGGGAGTCAAGCCTCAAAAGCTATTTCAGAACGTAAGAAGAAAAAAGAGTTTATAGGATACAGTAGAGGTAATAAGTCATGAGCAATATATATAACGATGAAATTTACGAAAATAAAAAAGATAATTCAGAATATTGTTATAGGGTTAGCGCATATATAGGTAAGAATATTAAGGATGAAATTTATTATGATTATGAGTTTAATATTGATGATTGTATTGATTTAATCAAGTTACATCATAGAGAAAAAAGGAAAGTGCTTGTGGTTAGATCTAGAGAATAGGTCTAATCAATCACAGTAAACCACAGTTCTTTTTTTATTATGAACAATTCTCAAGCATTAGAACAAAA